TGATTTAATCTGTGATAAAAGTCTAACTTAATATTTTCATACACAGCAGATACGTTTGTGTACGCTCTGCCATTATTAGCCCCAGCTTCGTTATATAGCTCATCTTCTATAACCTTAGCAACCCATTCTATCCATTCAGGATTACAGTATTCAGATAACTTTTTGCCTCTGTATCGGTAAAAGTCAAATCGGCTGTTCCTGTCGTTGTATAGGTTAGTTAACAGTTTTCGGATCTTAGATCTTGTAGCTTCCTTATCTATAATATGGTTTTCTTCCCTGATTTTTTTTATCATTCGGCAAACCTTTTCTGTGGCAAGATCAAAGTAAACCCCACTTGTGTTTTTGATCCTTAACTGTGTTTCAGGCATAAGCCCCTCTGCAATATCAACCATTGCCTCACCGTTTCTATTTGCAGTCTGCTGCAATGTTTCAAGCTGAGCTGAGAAGTCTTTTATTATTTGCTCAATTATGCCTTTGAACCACTTAAAGGAAACTATCATCAATGATGCTGAAAGAATAAGGAATATTGAACAGACTATAGTCATAAATCCAAATTCCGAAATTCCTTGTGCAATTTTCAAAGTGCTTTCTACTTCATTCATCCATTCCTCCTGTGTTTACTCTTTTTGTAAAACTCAAAATTAGATCTATCATCTTGTGTTATTTCAGAGTTCGGAGAAAAGAATTTGAATCCATACATATTACCATATCTGACAACTTTAATTATTGCACGAAAAGGGAATTTCCTATTTGGATCCATAACCGTATCTTTCAATTTTTTACTATCAGTAAAGAATGCAGATCGGTTAACTCCATCGCCATAAGCAATTAGAGTTCTGGTGCCATTCTCTGTTTGAGCCTCCTTACACCCAGTAAATACTGTAACCTCATTGATTACAGCATCTACTGAGGTATATTCACAATCAAAAAGATCATCGTTGACTACTTCGTTTTCCTCAAAATCTACAATCATAAATCTGTAGGTATATTATAGGTTTCACAATCGGCATCTACCATAGATCTGATAGCCAGCCTATCCCTTAAGAAGTTCTCATAAGGAATTTTTGCTTCCTCTGACATGATACCAAGAACAGCACTCTGGTATTCATTCATAAGTTTGCTTTCTGTTTTGGCAGGATATTTTGCAGTAAGTAGTGTGCTGAAAATGTTGTCCGCTGTTTTAGGGTATTCAACACGTACACTATCATACTGCCATCTTTTGCCTGTAGCTTCTTCCTCCAGCAACGTGATAGCAACACCACCATGTTCATCTTCAACAACAGATACCTCCTTGATATTGTGATTGTATAGGAATGTACCTTGACCGTTGTTCAGTTCGTCAATTACTACTGGTTTTTCTTTTGCCAGTAGTTCTGTTGATAATACGTTTGTTTCCATTTTTTATGCAATTATTAAAAATAAACTTACTATGCACCTCAGAACATCTGCTTATCCAGCCATATTCAGATGGAAATAAGTGCTTTATTTTACTCATATCATCTATCTCATGTGTTCTTGAAATCTTATTGAACTTTGCGTAAAATCTTTTTAGAATGCTTTTCCTCAACAGTATTCCATAATGGTTTTGTACAAATCCAACGAAATCAATACCACGAGAATCAACTGGAAATATCTGCCAGTTAGGTTTAATCTCAACTTTCAATTCAGCAGCCAGATACAAGCCAATCATATCAAGTATATTATGAAGTTCGTCCTTGCTACCCGACAACACCACTATATCATCCATATATCTATAGTAATATTTAACCTTTAGATCCTCCTTGACAAAGTGATCAAAATAAGCCAGGTATAAATTAGCCAGGTATTGACTTGTATAGTTCCCTATAGGCAGACCGACATCTTTACCGTTACTATCAATGATCTTATCCAACAGTCTTAACAACTGATCATCTGCTATTGTATAGCGGATAATTTTCTTAAGGCACCCATGATCTACATTATCATAGAATTTCCTTATATCTATTTTCAGACAGTATTTAGTACCTCTTTTGTCAGATAATAGAGCCTTATTGACATCTTCCATACATTTGTGTATTCCTCTCCCTTTGATACAAGCATAAGTATTGCTTATGAGTATATTAGTCCAGAACTCACCAAGCACATTTATTATGCAGTGGTGAACGATCCTATCAGGGAAAAATGGAGCTATCATAATAATTCTTTCTTTTGGCTCATATATTGTTTTAATACGATACTCACCTGGTGAAAATGTTTCATCCTTAAGAGATGTATATAGTGACATAAGATTTTCCAACAGGTTATCATTAAAGCGTTTTATCTCAGTTCTATCACGTTTTCCGAGTTGAGCTTTATATTGCGCATTAACAATATTTCTGCTATCATATATCAAATGATATACGTTCCTGAGCTTTTTAGAAGTTTTTCTCAGTAACGGAGTATCATCAATATCAGAATACTGAATAAACCTTGTATTACTACTATATCCCATTGTGCCGTTGGTCTAAATTGGAGTTTTCGACTATGCTACTCACACCGATCTAATTCGTATTATTTTACCAGTTATCAGCGTACCGATAACCCTTGTGTGGTAAGGTAGAAGCGATCACAGTATATTGTTTTAAGTAAAATACCACGGTATAAGCGGAACCCAATGTTCGCATTCGCATTCGAGGAGCGATTATTCGTATTCAGATAACCGAACCCCGCATTCGTACCATTATTCGCATTAGCAGACAGGAGGGCACCCCTGATCACTTCCACCAATATTTTCAAATTTTCAAGTCTCTATATTTTTCGTTGCCCCGTGTTTTGCAGTCCGTTAAAAACGGCACAAGCGGAACCCAATGTACGCATTCGCAGACGAGGAGCGATAATTCGTATGCAGATAACCGAACCCCGCAAGCGTACCACTATACGCATGAGCAGACAGGAGGGCACCATACCAGCCTGGAGAACTCCAGCCTGAATCATCTACACAAGTATAGAAGTAATCACAGAACCCCTTGTTACTTGAACCTCCAGTAGTATTGTCTGGGAAAGTATATCCTTTCATAGACATGGCAGAAGTAAGGATATACCCGTCTTTACGTGGTAAATCAGTCATGGCTACATATCCATCAGGGATAGCTGTAGAAGAATCAGAATGTGAAGTGAACTTTGTCGGATCCTCACACAGGTAAGCTACACTCTTATCAGTTCCATGGTGAACGAGAACATCATCAGCAAGCATCCAGAGATATTCAAAAGGAGCCTCCAGTCCTCTGTAAGATGTTACCTGAATAACCTTATCACCTCCAGTCCAGCCTTTGATTGTGTATGAAACCTTTCCTGTATTGTTGCCAAGTACTGCAGTAACACCACAAGGTACAAAAGGTTTGTAACCTCCCCATGTATTCCATTGACCGCCATCCACCGTGCAACCATTACCAAGTCCACCTTGATGGAAACCATCATCAGTAAGGCTTTCATTGTATGCGTCCTGGCAGTGTAAAGATGCGTATTCAATTCTTTGCAACCAGGCTATTTCATTGTACGCCCTGTATGCACCGATATGAGTACCATGTTTACACCATGGTCTGACTGTTGCCTTTGATACAGAAGTACGAGCCATTCCGAGCTGAGAATTGTATGTGCCATCTTTTGAAGCATCAGATGCACCAGAACCGCCCCTGAATTGAGCAGCATTATCTTTCAATTTCACAATACCATTTTCATCACGTGCGATCTCATTTCCGTTCCACGTTAACCAGCATCCAGATACAGCCTCACCAGTTGTAGTGTCCTGTGTTGCGAACCATGGAGAAATAGCCTTTTTCTCCATCTTAATAAACCCAGGCAAAGGGTATTCTGAGATAGCATAGATCCATTTCGTTCCAGAAATTTCAATCTTAATATAATACTCTGGCTTTTCAAGCATTACATTACCATCAGTACTATCAATGATAGCTGTTGCTCCACTTTCCTTTTTACGGCTATCGTTCTGGTGAAGATAGTATTTCACTGATCCATCTATGTTTTCTACATAGCGTCTTAACTTAGCTTGAACAGGCAGCGTTCTGTGAAGATCCAAATTACCAACCCTTGTAAGTCGGTAATCACTACTTGTAAAATCTCCCTGAACACCATACCACTGATCATACGGATATTGTGGTTTGGTTGATCCACTTCCTAAAATTAGTCCCATATTTTTTTTATTTTTTGATAGTTTCACCTGCACCCCAGTAAATTTCAAACTTTTCAAGATCAATAGCACCTGGAGATAAACTAACTATAGATCCTGGCGTCCAGTCACCAATAGGAACTGGGAAATCCCCATCCTCTTTGTCGCAAATCAGTTTACACCTGATAAGAACATTTGTTTCCATTGTGTTCTCTTTTGGTCTAACAAAAACAGAAAATGGAGTACCAGAGAGATTAAACCCATTATCAAGGTTTTCAATCTTTCCTTTTGATTGTATTCTTAAGCTATACATTGTTGCATCCATATCAATTTACTTAGTAAACACTGCAAATATAATAAATCTGTGTCTGACAAACACACTTTTACACACAAACTTTGTAATTTCAAGCAAACATTCTACATAAATTCACCTCCTTTCAATATAATGTAAATCACTAACAACTGTAATAGTTGCCCTATAATTCCTCCCATTATGGTAGCAATGAGATCCAGCCAATCCCATTTACCACCATATTGTTTGTCCTTAAACTCCATTCCTACAGCTAACCCTGCTGCAAATAGAATTGTGAACAAGAAAGCACTTGGTATAGCATAAATAAAGTGCTTTGGTCTGTTACTTTCTAAAAACCATTTCATAATCATTTCATATTATAGTCCCAATTTGGTGCAAAAATCACAAATTCACAAGAGCCATCATTAGCGGAGGCATCATCTGATAGTAAAACATCGAAGTATGAAGATGTTTTTGAATACAAGCAAGCCTTAACAGGATTGCTTCCACCCCATATAGCACCATAACCTGTAGCCATAACAGTATATCCGCTTGGGCATGAAGAACAGTAAACACGATATTTACCAGTTCCTAATCTTGAAACGCTAAATACGCTTGACAAGCTACGTCCATCGTAATAAGTCCCAGATAGTGAAGCACCTGAGTTAGTTCCGTTAATCTTACCTATAGCAAGTATTCTTGCATACCGTCCTTTTGCACCACTTTTATAAAAATCTTCGTGCGAAAACCTACTTGTTATATCCCATCTTCCTTTTTTTGATGTCGCTGTTGATCCAGGTTCTTCAAAGCAAGTCATTTCTACGACTTCCTGCGGTTTTAATACTGCATAATAATCAAGCTGGCTCCATGACATTCCATCTTCTGCTGTAAAGCTATATGCTCCTATCATATAATCAGCACCACCGAAAGGGCTACTATTGTATAGTCTGCATACCTTACCAATATCATCAGCATCTTGTCCCATTCTGATATATTTAGTAGATGTTACAGATGGCAGATAGAAGATGTTAACATCTGAAAAAGCTCCAGAAAAACCTGTAGATAATTGCATTGTACCTTTGACACGAACAACGCCATTAACTCCATCCAGATAAACGCTTCCATTCTGAGCTTCCAGCCTGTTATTCTTAAACACCCATCCTGCTATGTTGGCATTCTCAGCAAGCAATAGATCAGTTGCTATAGATTCAAACTGGGCACCGAAATTATTCCACTTACTTGTGTTTGTAGGAATTACACCAGTGAAAGTACCAGCGTCAATCCTGGCAACATAATACACCCCATTGTACTTTACAACATCTAACCTGTATTTGGTACCATAGTATGTTTTACTGCTGTCATAAACGCCTCTGAATACCGTTGCTGGGCTTTCTCCCTTTTGTCCCTGATCGCCAGGTTCTCCCTTGTCTCCTTTTGATCCAGTTACACAGATAGGTGCAGTTGTTGTAGAAGTACCGTTTGTGTATGTAATTACCGATCTCGTCCAGATATACCATTTGTCTTTCCATGTAGGTCTTGTAGTACTCCATGATCCATTTAATAGTGAAGTAGCTGAACTTGATAGATAATATTGTTCTACTATAGTCTTTACACCATTACCAGGGGATCCAGTATTTCCCTTTCCTCCTGTTATACATGCTGCCTTAGTTGTAGTGCTTGTACCGTCCGTGTATGTTACCTTTGTTCTACTCCATATATAATATCCATCTTTCCAGGCTGGGGCTGTTGTTTGCCATCCGCTTGTAGGTGCCACACTATTAGATGTACTTTGCGCATATTCAACATCTGTAGTATTAACTCCTACACCTGGCTTTCCATCTATACCATCATAAGGATTTACCCTTATAGGAGTGCTCCAATGTTGTATCAGTTCATCAGCAGTACCTTGCATTATTTTCTCAATATCTGATACAGGCAAAGCACTATCAAGCAATCTAACATCATCAAACATTGAACTGGATCCAAACATATTATCATCATAAATGGCAAATCCATCTATCTTTTCATTGACTGATCCGTAATTATATTGAACTCCATTTATAAATACAGTAACAGTTTTATCAGAAAATCTTAATGCTACATGAAACCATACTCCAGGAGTTGTATTGATTGTGTTTTCAACATATTCACGACCATTATATCCGTTCAGCATCCATTTCACATACTTTTGATCTGTTTTCATCCAGAAGCACAAAGTAAAGTTCTTTCCAAAAGGCAGATCGTAAGGTATTCTACACTCCTTTTCATACGACAAGTCAAAAGCATAACAATTTCCATCTTTTACAATACATTCTGGCTTATTATATGTTGCCATATACTCACCTGTCTGATCCATTATCCTTAATTCCCCCCTGTTCTGATAATCAGTCTCAGATATAGGGTAATTAAAAGATGTTCTATCTACAATTCCAGACTTTTTAGCCATAGTACACCAGACATATTCAAATGCACCAGGCTTAGGCATTTCAGTACTCCATCCTGCTGGATTGGGTGATGATAGATCTATAGCTGGAGGTGTAGATGTAGATCCATTCTTTGCATACCTGTATTCATAGTAAACTCCAGATTCAGCATCAGTTCCTCCTGTTCCAGGATCTCCCTTGATTCTACTCCAGGTATAATCTGCTGGGTTATCACTGTCTTTTTTCTCAAAGTCTGTATATTGTCCGATATATGCACCTGGCGTTTCTCCATTGTTTGCAGTGAAAGATAAACCACCATTATCACTATATTTGATATGAAGATATGACGTTTTCCCATCTTCACCAGGTTTACCAGGTGTACCATCTTCTCCTTTTGTATCATTCCAGGTGTAATCTGCTGGGTTATCACTGTCTGATTGCGACTGGTTTACAAGAACTCCCATCCACCTACCAGGTACTTCTCCATTTCCATCAGTGAATGTTTTGCCACCATCATCAGAATATTTGATATGTAGATAACTGCTTTTGCCATCTTCTCCTTTTATCTTACCTACATTCGTCCACCCTGATCCATCCCAAATATAAAGATTCTCACCAATGATATAGGCATCACCAGGCTTATTGTCAACTACAGGTAACTGTGAAACATCATCTTTACTGCCTTTGATAGTGACACTTGTACCATCAGCACCTCTTACCCTAAATGGAGATCCCCATGATCCACTGTTAATATCAGCAGCAGACTTGATACTCATCCAAACAACGCTTTCCGTTGATTCAGTGTGCCATCCATTTGTATTTCCTGCTCCAGTAGGAGTGTTTGGTTTTTCCTGGCTGTCATTATATGTGTAGAATATAGAGTTACCCTTTTCTCCAGGAGATCCTTTAGCTATGAGCTGCCAATAAGTTGAGTTTGTAGGTAGTATTCCCATACTCGGCTCATTGTTTATATATCTGTATGTGCATACTTCGTTAGATGCTTCATAACTTACTTCATCCCCCTTATAGTACACATATTTGCTGTTATATGTACCTCTATAAACTCCTATATGAGAAACATCGCCACTGTCAGACAAAAGTCTAACATTATGCAATGTTAGTTGCTTTCTTGCAGTCACATTCCAATCTATAGAGCTTGTTGCGTCACCTATCCTGAAAGCATTTCCATCAAGATCCAAGTAACACTCACCATCAGACGTTATTATTTTACCAGTAGTAATTGTATTACCGTTTATCCTGGTGAAACCGTATGTTGTAACAAAGTCCCTAAAATTATCATCAGCCCTCAATGATGATAGAATACCTACCTGAAAATAGTAGTTGTTCGGATCTTCAACTGGTTCAAACTTCAACTGTTCACGTGTAAGATACCAGGTACCTGTTGTTCCTTTTTTAGAGCATTTTGCGAACAGGTAATAACCGCCTGATTCAGACATTGTGAACTCAGCACCAGACATATTCCACTGTTTAATCTCAGCCTCATCAATAGTCAAGTGCGCCAATATTCCAGACGTTGCATCAAACCTGTTAGGAAGTCCGTTAACATTAGGATTGAAAACTACATCAACAAGTACAAACTGCTGGCTTTTAGATCCTACAGTCAACATGTTTGTATCAATGGAGTTTGGGCGTATATTTTCAGGATCAAAGTAACCATCAGTATCATACACCATGGTTCTCAGTTCCTCTGTTGTACGCCATCCTCTACGTGCCTTATTAAGATCCCTCAGCCTGTTACTTTCAATCACTTGCTCATGCCCTATTACATCTATAACAGTCTGATTGATTATAGATATACTTGTAGTGTCGGACAAAGTAATGCTGTAGTCGTGCTTAAGCATCAGGTTCCTGCTTACTTTCTGGATCCTGATAGTCTTTTCAATTCCAAAGCGTTCATCCTTAACGGGTACATAATCACCTACTTTGAACAGGCATACATTACTATCGTCTGGAGTTGTATCAAGGAAATATTTTCTGTCGAAATTAAGTACATACTGAGCCTTAGCCTGTGTACGTGGCTTAAATTCATTATACCCCTCATACCAGAGATCTTCTTCTGCATTCTGTTCGTAAGATTCAGGCAGATTTATATCTGTTATTTTATATGTGTCTCCCTCAGAAATCCTATAAGCCTCACTGTCTGTTGTAGGTATAGTTAAGCCTCTTTCATCCGTAAATGGAATTATAGTGAACAGCTTTTTAGCATGATCATAACCATTCTTAGCAGCAAGTTCAAACTGTTGACCAGCAAGTTTTCCTGTTATGAATGTGATCTTTGCAGTCACATCTTGTATCAAGTACTTAGTTCCATTCTCATCTGATTCAGCAAGATCAAAGTCCATAGTATCGTCATAGAACGAGTTTATATCAGCACCAAGAGCTGTTACAACACCAGTCCTTTTAGGATATATATCATCGTACTGAGCACCATCCTCATCACTACCCAAAAGATCCCTCAGATCTGCATCCTCAATGTATCTGTTATCATCATCATCTATACCGATCATTTCTGTTCCTGGAGCTACAACGGTACCATCATATAGCTTATGTTCTCTTTTGTTTAATCTCTTAGGATATGGAAGCTGTAACCTTTCTGAATAGTTTCTATAGTCCTTTCTGATATTGGTAGTTCCACCCTCAACCCATAGCCTTGTAATAATAGCCTTATCATCTACCTTTTGTTCTTTAAGGGTATATAAGCCATTACCTTTGCCCCATTCAAAATAATCATTACCGCCAGGAGGATTTATCCTTTCGCCAAACTTTCCTATATGTATGGTTCTTACACCGTCATTTTGGGTAATCTGGAACTCCAGGTTAAACTGATCCTTACTACATAACGCCTGTAAAACTTGCAAACAGTTCTGCCTTGAAAACTGAATAGTGCGAGGTTCTGTATCAGGACAATTAGCCTCATCGAATTTCCACAGCCCAGGATAGTCCCTGTTTACATTATAGATAATCACTTTTACAAAATCCTTAATGCTATAGGTGAGATCAAACGTACTTGAAGTAGATTTTCCATTAGCATCAGTATTTCTGTATAGGCTTTTCATCAACTCATACATAACACCATAGAAAACAGCGTCATAGGTGTAGTAGTCATCAGATAGCTTTTCACGAGTTACCTTTGTCCTTATTGTGTACTCATCGCCATCAATTATGATCTTGTCACCTTTCTGAAAATCTATCAGTTCCGTTGATACGATATTCAGTTGTACCTGATCATCACCCATAAGAGTTATATTCTGTACCGCTGTTTTAACGGTACAGAAAGGTTCTCTTGACATCAACAGGATTTTTGATCCGTCTCTTTTTATTACTTCAATTTGTCCCATACTGCAATAGCATTAGTGGAAAAACTTTCAATATCCTCTATTACACCAGTAATGACAATATCATACTCACCAGGATCAGCGTATGTATGTTCTACTGTTTTATTGTTTCCTGATACGTTGTATGTATGAGTTCCATCCCCCCAGTATATATTTAGCATACTGTAGGTAGTCACTGTAATTGAGGCTTCTGAATTTGCAGTATTGCTTATGTGTCTCAGAACTTTTTTTACAGGCTCGTCCTCCATCAGTTTGAGCTTGAACGTACCGACCATAAGTTCATTATTATACAATCCCCATTTCTTATCAGGATCCACGCTATCATGTAGCTCAACCTCATATACAAGTGGTTTCACCTTTCCGTCATACTCAACGACAAACCTATGGTTCCCCTCACCATCAAACTCATCAAGAAAAAGATTAAGCCATTCGACAAACTTAGATCTGCTGGAGGCTTCAATGAAACATGAAAGCGTGATAGTCCTTTCCTTGAAACGAGGTCTTTTCTTATCCCTGACAATTCCATGGTAATTATCCCAGTCAACTTGTAGCGTCTCTTTACGTTCAAGCCTACCGACAAGCCCCTCAGAATCCGATACGAACACACCAAATTCCTTGAAGTTCTTACCATTGATATAATATTCAACGTCTGTATTCTGTTGCATCATTAGTACATCTTTATACTCCTTAGCCACATTATACAGCTTTACTTCGTCTATCAATGTATAGCAACCAGATAGAGAGTTTTCATTTATTGACATTCCTACAGGAGTACCAGGAAGCGATTGATTATAAACAGCCTTATCACCAAGGTACACAGTAAGTATAGATCCTGATTTTACAAAACACAGGAATACCCATTCATTAGGAGTTACATTTATCCACTGTTCTACATAGTTGTCTATACCATTCATATTGACCAACCATCCAATTTTATTAGTGGACGGCTTTACATACATAGATAGAGTAAAATCAGAGCTGAAAGGAATTGATCTTTCTGTCAAACACTCACCGTTCCCATTCAGATCCAGTGATTTTCCACTGTTCGCATCCCTACTAAATATGGCACCATTTGACAATGTAGCATCTGATCTGTTGTATGAATAATCATAAGCCTTATTACCGTCTGGATCATCAAAAGGCAAATGCAGAATTAAATTTTTATCAATCATATCCGATATGTTTTTTTGTTGTTATACTTTACTTTTATACCATCACCGATACACCTAACAGTGGAATCTCCATACATGTTTACCATCACCTGAGCATCTTTGCCAGCTACAGCTACCACAAGATCAGCATTATCAAAGGCATCTATAGTGACTATGGCATGATCCGAAACATTAATAGACACCTTAGAATTATGCCTTACAAAAACACGGCTAACTGTATATCCATCATATTCCATCATGGCTTTGCAGTCTCCATTCAGAACAACGTCTGGTAAATTTCTTATGGATCTTTCCTCATCATCAACGAATACCCCATACTGTTCACACTTACCTTTGAAATTAGTCCTGATAAAGTCTAAAGTAGGATAGTCATTGATAATACAGAAATCAATACCACGAACATACAGTTTTGCAAGCTCATCAACATTAAGACCTGGCTTAAGTTTCATTTGCCATAAACGGCACAAACCCTTGTTAATACCGTCATTCTTAAGTTCTTTTATTACGTCCATTAGCTTATACCTTGTGATAAAAGTGAGTTATCTTTATTTTCAATTCTCTTTAACGTGCTTTTAATCTCAGCAAGCTCAGCAGCAGAAGTTTTTGTATTTGCTGCTATTTCAGCCTGATAAACAAGCGAGGATCTCATAATCACTATCTGATCACTTTGATTGATAATGAAAGTGTTTAATCGTCCTGCTATAACGCCACCAGTTTCCTCACTCATAGAGGTTACAGCACCTTTCAGAGGATCAGTACTTTCAGCAGCATCTTCTTCAACATCTTTTATCCAGTCTCCAACGCTTTCAAGTGCCATGTTGAAAGTTTCACCAGCAGCATCTATCATTGCTTCAAATTTAGTCTTTTCACTGTCTGATAATACACCGTCTTTCATTGCTTCTCCGAGATATGCCATAGCATCACTAATAGCCTTTGCAAGGAACTCCCTTTTCAGAGCTTCAACTACAGCCTTTTTGAGAATATCCTTTGTTTTGGTACCAAGGGCTTCTGCTGCATCTTCTCCCTGGCAGTAAGCATCCACAAGGGCATCAGCAAACTCATCAATAGCACTCTGAGTGTCGGTACCAGCAAGAGTTTCAAGCATACTCCTTTCCATATCCTCAATCTGAGTATCTATATCCTTGATCGCTTCCTCCCAGTCATTAATCTTGCCCCAGTCCGTATCTTTCTTGTCTTTTTCTGCTGCGATCTGCTGCCTTATAGCCTCTTGCTTTTGTCTGAGGTTATCTTTCTGCAATTCATACAACTGAAACATATCTCCATTAGACTGTTCCTTTTCAAGTGCATATTCCAGTTCCTTGATCTGTTTAGTCAATTCAGCATACCTGACAAAATCCCAGCTTTGTTGAGCAACAATTTTCTGAGCTTCCAAGGCAGCGATCTCATCCTTAATAGCCTGTACTCTCTGGTTGTGAGCTTGTCTTTCCTCATCTGAATAAACCCAGTAAGTGTGTTCAGCAGCGTTCTGCAGTCGATCGAAAGCATTAGATAGATTATCTATGTGCTGCTGTATATTCTGTATCTTTTCCTCCAGCTCATCGTCATTATTGAAAAGATTTGCCACGAATTGAACAGCCTGTAATGCTATAGATATAGCAGCAAGGATAATACTACCTTTTTCTGCTGTCTGTATGGCTGCTGCCATTGCTATACCAGCAGTAGTTATACCTTGTAGCATTCCAAGTGTAGCTTTCCCATTTTCGCCAATAAGATCACCAAGGACATCACAGCTATCAATGGCATCATTCACAAAACTAAATACTCCCTCTGTTGAACTTGCAAGGTTAGACCAGTCTGTCTTAATCTGCTTAGATGTTTTCTGCGATCCCGATTCTGTTTTCTTGAAAACGTCTGAAAGGGCGTTACCCATAGCCTTGAACGGATTCGCATCAAGAACTTTCTTTTTAGCCTCATCCAGCTTATCAAGAACAGCCTTAAGATCTGCTGGATTCAAATCCAGGTTAGAAGTATTCATTTTTTGCTGAATATCATTGATCAGCTTATCAATCTGTTCAACAGTAAGACTATCAAGATCCGTGAATAGATTTTTCCAGCTTTCGCTTTGCATGAGCATCTGAGCATTCAAAGCACTTAACGCCTCTGCTTCACCCTGATTCACCAGGTTAATACGTTCCTGGTTGTTCTCTTTAAGAGCCTCATTCCTCAATACAGCATATTCATCCTGGATCGCCTTTTTCTGTTCCTCATAAGTCCTGTAATCATTGATAAGTCTTTCCTGAATTTCTTTCTGTAGCTTCTCATCTTCTTCCGTCACGAAAAGAGCTGCCTCCGATTGCTCATCAGCACCGACAAGTCCAGAGCTGCCATTACTCAGCCTTTCCTTAGCAGCAGCGACCGCTTCAATCTTATCAGCAAGACTTTGAGCCTGGCTAATAGCATTTGTAACGGATTCTTTGAAAGCGTCCATAGCTGTTTTAGCACCAGTAATTTCATTGTATTGCATATTAAGGGAAATCAGGTAATTGCCCTCACCCTCAGTAAGCCCCTGGTTACTCTGTTTCTCTTTCAGCATGTTGATCTGATTCTGAACGAACTCTTTATATGATTCTCCATCTTTCAACAGCTCAGAGAAATGAGACCTGGCAACATCTTCACCCATTGTTCTTACCCAACGGAAATACAAGTCATACTGTTTTTTCTTGTATTCTATTTCACCATCAAAAAGCTCATTTTGTGCATCAGTATAGGATTTATTCTCAATGCTTCTCCTTTCGTCAAACCCTGCTTTCTGATCATCAGTAAGCCCACCTTTTCCAGCATCTTTCCTGGCTTTCTCCAGCTCCTTTTCTTCTTTATCAATACGATCAAGATTCTGCTTATGCTGTAGATCAAGCATCGCCTTTCTTTTCTCATATCCCTCACTCATTACAGAGATACGATCTTCTTCAAGTTTCCTTTCTGCCTCCAGTTGTTTCCTGGATAACTCATCAGCTTTTTGGGCTGCATTGTTATTTGATTTTGGCAGACGTGATTCAAGAGAATTGATAGTTTTTGTCAGCTCCTTATACTTTGAACTGTTTATCTCAACATTCGATCTTTCGTCCTTAAGTTGCTTGATCCTGGCGTTAATTCCAGCCTCAGTATTCAGGTTCTCCGTTTTCTGGTTAACAGCAGAATTGATCTCCTTTAGTGTAGAAAGAAGCTCATTAAGTTTGCTTGTGTCTGCATCTACCTTAACCTTTTTGGCGTTTATTGCGTCAATCTCCTTTTGAGTGTCTTGCGCCTTTTTATCAAGTTCCTCAAATGACATTGACACATAATCAACAGCCTCAGACGTTTTGGAACTATCCTTTGGTGCAAAGAAAGCGGAAAGCTGCTGATCTACCTTTGAGATCTTATCCTGTGCCATGTTAGCAGAACTCACCACATCTGATAGATATTTACTCAGTGTGGTTCTGAAACTATCCATTTCCTTATCTGTTGCTCCAGTTGATTTTGCAACGGCTTTGACAATCCTGTCAAGAGACTGATTAAAAGCGTCTGTATAGGCTTCTCCTGTAAGCCCTTTTAATCTCTCAGCAGCATCAGTTGACATTGATTCTACAGCCTCCCAAACAGCCCCAGTAGCCTGTTGTATAGAACGAGCATCAACATCAACCACTTTAGGTACAGAAACCCAGGCACCATCATATTGCATAGTTTCCTGAATATCCTTATAAGTTGCATCCTTAGCAGCCTTTTTAAGTTCCTCCAGTGCATCAGTTTGAGACTGGATCATTTCTTGCATAGCCTGTTCGGTGTACTTTGCTTTGATTTTTTCTGCTGTGTTATTCTGTATCGCAGCAGTCAGTTCCTCATATTTCAACTTCTGAATATCCAGAGTAGCATTCTCATCAAGCAGTGTCTTATTGTACTCTTTGCAAATGGCATTTATTTTCTCAATGGCATCCTTATGTGTCTTAGTTCCTTTCTCAGCATTCTGCAAAACAGAGAACAACAGGTTTAAGCTGTCAATCTCTTTTTTTGTAGTGTCCTGGAACTCTCCCATAGCATCTGTAGCTTCTTCTTCTGTTCCTGAGAAAAGAGTTAACGCACTAACCAGGGCACCAACGAGACCGATCACCCATCCAATAGGATTCGACATCATGGAAGCCCATAATGTTTTCATTGCGAGTGTGGCTTTTGTTGTTATTGCAGTCAGCATTGAGGTGGTTGTAGCATTCGTAGCCTTTGCAACTGTATCAGCAGTAGTGGCAACAGTTGACTGTCTCACAGCAGCAGCTTCCAGGGCTTTTTTCTTCGTATGGAAATCAGTCTGAGCAGACAAAGCAGCCTTTCTTGCTATAGCCTGGTTTTCCTGAGCACCCTCCAGTTTCTTTTCAGCAGTAGCTATTCTTGTAGCGTCACCAGACTGTTTAGCCCAATACACCTCATACCTCGCAGCCTCAGTAGCTTGCATTGTAGCTATGGCTGTCTGTTTAGAAGCCTCCACTTTAGCAGCAGCAGCACTGACCTCTGCACGCATAGCATTAAGCGTTGAAACCTGGTTCTGATTCTTCTTTATAACCTCCTGTTCCAGAGCAGCACGGTAAACAGCACTCTTAGCACTCAGAGCCGTTTTACTCAAAGCAGCCCTCTGTTCAACAGAAAGAACACTCATCGCTACAGCCTCATAGTTTGCACTTGAAGCCGTGAGATTCAAATTTGATAGATATTCCTGCTGTTGTGCTGTTAGTAGCTGCTGTATTGTAGCAATACGCAAACTTTTTACAAGGTTAGCATGTTCCTCAGCAGTTAGCTGCTTTTGTAATGATATAGTGTGAGCCTCCTGAGCTGCTGTCATTGCCTTTGTCTGAGCAGACACCTGACCACTCAACTGAGCATCAATCTTAAGCAGTGCTATTTTCGCCTGGCGTGCTGTATTGTCAAGTAACGCTACACCAGTATATCCTTTTGTAGCAAGCGTATTAAGTACTATGGCTGCCTTATAGCTTCCGTATGCAACGGTAATAGCCTGTATTATACGCAATATCTCATCATAGTTTTCTACAAGGCTAATTGCCCCCTGGATCCCAGACGCAAAAAGATCCTGGTTGTCTGTACCAATCTTATTCAGCGCACTATCCCAGGCATCACCAAGGTTAGAGATCATACCAGTAAGTGATTTACTTTGCTCCTGCATGAGGTTGTAGTAAAGACCGCTTGAACTTGTCATGTTCTTGAAAGCCTGTTCTACTTCTGTAAATCCTACCTTTCCCTCTGTTATCAGAGCACTCACCTCATCTTTTGAAACTCCTATAACCTTAGCCAGTTCCTCATAGATAGGAATACCACGACCAGCGAACTGTCTAATATCTACAGCATAAGCCCTGCCTTGCGCCCTCAGTGTACCATACAGATAAGCAATTTCTCCCAATGGTGCACCTACACCAGATGCAACATTACCAAGCATTACAATCTCATCAACAACAGTTTCAACAGATGATCCGTATGCTAACATCTGTTTTGTTGAACTCGCTATACCTTGAAGATCGAAAGGAGTTTTTGCAGCCGTTTCGACAAGCTGATCCATGAGCGTCTTTGACTTAGTGCCACTCCTTAGCATCGTTTCAAATGCTATTTCAAGCTGCTGGAATTGCCCACGTGTAGTTACTATGCTTTGCAATAAACTACCCATACCCTGACCGACAAGGTATGAGACAATATATTTAGCTCCATTCTGAGCCATATTCTGTAGCGATTGCTCCATCATAGCTGATTCTGCAATGGTGGTATTAGACACCTGCTTAATGTGCCTTTCCATAGCCTGAGCAGACACATTAAAATCATCTATATCAAGAGTGGCTTTGAATGCCAATCCTCCATTTACATTATCCATATTACATAAGCCCTTTTATATAATTCCTAATTTCGTCTTTCGTTTTCAACTCTACATGAACAGTTTCTTCTTCCTCATCATTCTTAGACGCTTCTATTTTTGGTGCATCCGCAATGATGATTTGAATGTTCATCCAGGAAATACCCCAAAGCAGATAATCATAACTCCATCCATAAGCCTTAATAATTTCGCCACGATTACCCCAAGGGCTGTTTAGCCCTATTACTCTATCAGATTTGCTTTGGGCTTCGTCATTCCCACTTCCCTTATGGATCTGATAGAGGAGGTAAAACCCCCAGGATTCATCATCTGGCTTATGACATCAGATAGTTTCTTAAGCCTGGCTACAGTAAGGTGATTGATAAAGAAAGTCTTAAGCTGTTCAACTTCCTTTGATCTCTTATTTGTGATTTCAGGGCTGTTGATTACTGCAACGGCAGCTATTTCAGCCATAAGAGGTATGTATTTGAACAGCTTCTTACTTTCCTGAATAGGCTGTTCTTGAATGTCTTTCTCATTGTATTCTATCTGTATATACAGCTTTCTGAGATAGTCTATAGTTCCGAGATACAAAGGTTTGATATGAAAATTTCTCATATACATATCAACCATTTTACCCTTATCTGCATCTGGCACCTCCATTACAGATACGTCCCAATCAACAGGGATCCTTTTGTCCCTCCAGATTCTTGCCATCTTAGGGAATGTTCTATTCCACCATAAAACCCTCTTAGGAGGTTTTACTGGGTAAATTTTTAGAGGAACGGAAAACTTAACACCAAGTTGCAGAAGTGCTTCAATAGCTTTTTCTTCCAGTTCTAATCTTTCCTCTTTTGTAAGATCTTTTATGTCTCTTATTTCTTTCTGATCCATAGTCTAAAAAAATAAAAGCCCCCCATCCTGGGGATAGGAGGCTGTTTTCTCATTGATTTTTACTATTCCTCTGGCATAGTCGGATTCTCACTGTACGTTATAACACCGTTTGGATTCGCTGTTACATCAAGCAATGAAATACCCTTAGCTGAGTAAGTAGTATTTTTCTTTGCCGACACAGTAGCACAAGGAATGTTAAGTACGAGACCTTCCATAGGGAAAACCTTGAAAGCAAGTTCTATATTCTTAACAGTTTCAGGTTCCGTGTATGTATTGTAACTTCCATCGGTACCTTTTTCACCGCCCTCAAAAGCAACCCTTTCATCAATGGATGGATCCATGATTGAGAAAACTAAATCTGATCCCTCTTTTGACTTCTGGATAATCTTCTTAGATGATGTTTCAGACTTGTGTGTAGTGGTTGTAGCATCCTTATCTACAAACGTACAAGTGTCCTGGTACACATCTACAGGCTTCCAACCACTTTCGGGCATTTTCTTTGGATCAGTTTGGTTAATGGGAGCATAATACAATGCTTTGATTCCCACTGTTGATAATACTGGCATAATCTTTTAATTTTATGTTTTACTTTTGTCTAACAGTTATTTCAAGACCTAAAGAAACAAAGTGCTCATTATGGTTTTGTTCCTTGATAGGAGGATTGAGCTTACCTATAGTCCAGTTGTAGCCCTTACCTACCTCGCAATGATTCTGCAAAACCTCAATAACCTTTGCCCTTATGTCTATCAGTCTTTGGAAATTAGTGCTATAAACAGACTTGCTTTTGTTTGCAATATCAGGAACATGAATGTTCACCTTGATTTCTCCGAACCTAACAGATCCCTCGCCATCAATAGTGTGAGGAACGATAACAACGCCCTCCTTTGAATAGTCGTTTCTTTCGTAACCAATAACTCCGTTAATCATAGTTTTAACCTCGCTTTCCTGGAGTAACTGGTAAACCCTTACAGATATTTCCTCAGTAGTTATCATATTCCAAATAATTCGTTTGCTTTGCTTTTTGCTTTTTCCATCAATCTATTCATGGCAGCAGGAAAATCTTTCTTTGCTTTCAACTCAGCAGGGAGGATAACATTGTACCCCTTAGCTTCAACGTAGGCAGCGTAATTCATTCCAGCTACTATAATGAGTGAATATGTGTCTTGCATATCCTGGGCATACTTCATTGCAGTCTCCAGGGCAGCATCGGCACCTACTCCAGGCTGGTTTGTCCCACCATAGTAAACTATCTCTTTATTACGAACCACAGCATAACCAATGGAGTTTGTAAGATTTCCTGTCTGATCGGTGTAGTTGTGCTGTTCCTTTGCGTACTTAGCAAGATCCTCACCAAGGTATTTCAGCATAAACAAAACTGCTTTATCCAGATTCCTCTGGAATGCCTCAACCTTAGCAAGTATTACACCGCTACCAAATTCAGGTTTTATCCCCATATCTCAATATACCTCCTGTTTAAGTTGTCAATTCCCTGAATAGAGAACTCATCAGTACCCCCATCATCAAACACAAGCATGATCTTTGTTCCGATAGATAGATTGCCTTTGAAATGCTTAGGAATAAATACATCATAAGTGTATGCGTATGTTATTCCATCAGTGCCAACATATTGTTTTGCTGGTATTGACTTGTCTATCTGGCATTCACACCCTTTCTGCCATTCAGTATTATCCTGTTCCTGGTAAAATCCAGTCTCAGGATCCTGAACGGATTCCTGTAAGATGATATATTGGAAAGTACCGTTTGTTCTCATATTACCACAAGTTAGATCCGTCTGTTATAGATGAGACCTTGACAAACTCCGAAACGTCAAGACCGTTTTCACGGCAAAGATCTTTTATCCTATCCTCCAGTTTTTCAACACTGTAGCCCTGTGAGGATTTTCCAAGGCTGTCATTTGTAAGCACTATCATTTTCTTAAGAACTTTAATAGCTGCTATAGCAATGCCAACCTTATCCTTTTCAGGATCATACTCACTGTCAAGATCGCTAACCTTAGCATCCAACAGAGCTTTCTGCAATGTCGTTCTACCTGGAACATAAGGATCAAGTTCACCAAGTAACGCCTCGTATTTTGTCAATGTCTCCATAACTTACTTTTCCTTTTCAAGTTCAACAACCAATGATTCAATATGTTCCTCATTAAGTTTTGCTACAGCGTTTGACACGCCCTTAACGCCAGCATTCTGAGCAACAGACGATCCGATAGCCTCCAGTGCATTCTTTACGTCAAGCAAAGCATAATCTTTTCCTGACACATTCACTACTTCTGACTTATCATCTCTTTTCTTTTCCTCATTGATTGCCGTAATCACACAAATACCACGTGATACGAGATCATTTACACGATCAAGATCTGAGACTTCAAGAGTTTCACCAACATTGTAGATTTTACTCCTGTTTGTTTTGTCCCTAAACTTCTTTTTTGTACAAAGAACAATTCCCATATTTTAGCCCTCCAATGCTATATTGTCAAATTCCTCTTTTGTACAATAGAGACGAGCTTCTCCATTATCAGTATCAGGAATTACTTCTTCATCATAACCACGCACCTGTAAACATACGATAGCACCGATTTCAGTGATAAGTGGCAACAATCTACCAGAACCCTGTGTGTATTCTGCTGCTGTTTGACCAGTAGATTCACCAGTGATCCATTTAGCGATCCTGATACCGTTACCAGCATTGATATAATCAACGCCATCTTCCTCCATCAGCTCACTATCTTCAATAGCTGGCTGGATTTCACCGATAACACCAGCAGGTTTAATGCAGACAAAGTTGTGATTCCACGGATCTATAGAGTGACGTTTTCCATCCTTGTCAATACCCATCTTTCGTGTTACAACTGTAACAGGAGGTATCTGGTTTTCAGTCAACAAAGATTCAAACTGAGATACGGTAACAGTTTGAGCACTCTTATCCTGACCATGAACAAGCAGACGTGTAGTCTGGTCATTACGCAACCAGAAATAAAGATCCTGGCTCATAACGATTTCACCTGGCTCAATACCACGGTTTCTGAGGTCAGCACAAATTGCAGCCAAAACAAGGATAGGTGATACTTTTCCTGCTTTTGTGTTTGCAGAAGTCCATGCAAACGAACTGATCAATTTATTTGATTCAGGCATCATGTAATCAACCTCATAAGTACGTCCACCTGGGTTGTTTACTTCTGGAGTGAATTGTGCTACTCCCCATCCAGAGAATGCAGACAAAAGAATGAAGTCCATAACGTCCTTGCATCCAAGATAAGCATCCTCAATTTCGTGCTTCAATGTTTTTTCGATCTGTTTTACCTTATCAGCTTCTTTCAAACGTGGATTTTCGTAAACCTCCATAAGTTTACGCAAGTCACGAGCTGGCATAGGGAACTTGTGACCTACACGTGGGATTTCTTTAGTCCAAATATCGAAACCATCAGAACGCCTCAATGGTGTAGGAGATTCATCACCGATCAAAGTAGCCATCAAACGCAAATTATATTTGCCGACAATAGCCTCAGCAGTCAATGACATTTGAGGTGTATTGTAAGTACACCACTGATCAGAATACATTTTCTGGAACAGTGTTACTTCACGTTCTGAGGCTTTATCAAACGTCTTTCTCCATGTAGCCAGGAGATCCAAAGGCTTTCCATCTTTATTAAGCCCACTAAATTTTTGATAAATAGATTTCATTTTCTAACCTCTTTTTCGTTAATAAGACTGAGTTAATTTCACATGAGGATTGTTTTTCAGAAAAGCACCTGTAGTATCTTTCTGTGACGCTGGGATAGGAGGAACACGCCTTTCGTACATTTCGTATTGCATTGTATCAGCGGTAACATCTACAGAAACTTCAAATTCGCTAACAAAAACATCAGCAACCAAAGCACTGTTAGACATACCTCTTGAAGCTGCGTTTGACGAACTATCAACAACTTCCTCAATGACATTATCCTTTGCAAGACCAGAGATCTCAGCAGAAAGATAAATCACATAACTTGTTCCACTCTTTTCAATTTTTGTAATTGACGGAGCAGCCTCAAACGTACCAGAGATCGCATCAGTTTTAAGTACTTTGTCTCCAAGCGCAAAGCACGGAGCATAGAACTCATCAACATACAGAGTGACTTTCTTTTTGTCCTCAGCATCAACTTCAAGAACTTTTGCAGTCTTGATAACCTGAACTTTTCTTGTTTTCTCATCCTTGATAGCAAGGGTTCCAGCAGGGATAGTATCACCTGGCATGAAATTCTGTTTTTCCTTATCCAGGTTAAATCCTCCCATAACCAATGACGGACTGCCAGTGAAGATCGGGCGTGTCCCAGTAAAAGAATCTGTTTTCCTTTTCATTTTACTTTTATTTTACGGTTATTGATTTGAGCAAATCATCAGCAGCTTCATCTATCTGCTTTTCACTTGCTGCCTTTGTACCCTCTGAATCAGCAGACACAAGACCATTTGTAATAAGATCCTGTTTAAGTGAAGCAACAGCAGCATCAATATCTTCTGTATCGTCTGCGATGTTGAGCTTATCACGCAAGAACACTGGAATTTTATGCTTTTCCATTGCGTCTGAAATTGCTTTTGAACGATGGCTTTTAGCTTTTTCGTTCTTAAGCTCATCAAGCTCTCTCCTGATTGCTTTTAGTTCTTCACTTTCCTGATCTTTTTTCCCAGATTTGCCACCTTTTCCACCTTTGGTTTCCTCTTCCTCTTCTCCCTCTTCTTCCTCGGTTTCTTTCGGTTTCTTGTCCTGGTTCTTTTTGTTAGCCCATCTTGTAGCCTCTCTTTGGCTTTCTTTTGCCACATCAGCTATCAGATTTGCAGTCTTTTCAATAGCCTCATCATCAGTAGAATCATCTTCAATGCTACCACCCATTTTTTCGGTTATCGCCTGTAGATACTTCTCTGCAAGACCGGTGTCTTTGCACTTAGTCTTAACCTTTTCAAAGAGTTGTTTATTCATATACTTATAATTTATTGATGTTGTTATTTCTATAACCGCAAAGATAGAAATAAAATCGGTAAAATGTGTTTGATAAACACAGAAATTTAACCAGGTAAATTCACTATAAATCAGTGTTTTGCGTTAACTGGGTAAATTTATACAGAAAAAAGTCGGTAAATTATTTGTTTTGTTTAATAGAACAAACTATATTTGCAATGTGTTTGAGAAACACAGATAATAAATGCAACATTAAAATAGATCGGATATGACACAAAAAGAATTTGAAGAAAGAACAGGGCTAAAGCTGAATGCTGAGGGCTATGCTGAGGTAGAACAAATATACATGAATACAGACCTTGATAAAGATCTGTTTTGTAAATTATGGATTGAGAATCCTACAGCACTGAAAGAGATTGAGCGTAAAACTGTTCTTGTTCGTGAACTTTACGAGGAAAGAAAAAGCCTCTCAAACTTTCTCATAGATCAGGCTGAAAAATGGAGTGCATCAGATCTGAGAGAAAAGGCAATATCCATGATAGGAGATAAGGAGTATATCAGAAGAAAATTAGCAAAAGGATATAATCTTTGGAGTGCTGATAAAGAGTTATTAGACAATATATTAAGAAACTAACAATTAAATATAAACCGTGTGACGAAAGCCACACATAATGCGACACCGATATGGAAATAACAATCAAACAAGTTGAGGAAATTGTATCAGTACTAACATCAGAACAGCAGCAGCTTCTTAAGGACACAATTAGATACGGTTCATGGGGCGATGCAGATTATGATTTTTTGACTGAGAACGGAGATACAGAAACAGTTTCAATGTTCGGATATTGTACAAATGACGCTAAAATGGCTGGTAATTTCTCAGGTCGTAAAATATCTGCTATGTTCCGTTCAATATATAAAAAACTATGCCCAGCCAATAACAATCAGATAGGCAGATATATTTCACACTGTAGGGACTGGTGGGGGGATGGTTCTGGTGATATGCTATTTATTAGGACTGGTTACTACCAGGTTTTTGAGGAATGGGCAAGAAAATAAATATCAAACCAGGAGGGGATATACCCCTCCTACAATGCAACACTGATTATGGCAACAAATTTTATTTCAATAAGAGTATTACAGCATGATAATGGCGATCAGATCCGCATAGGTTCAGAAAGACATATTTACGAGGATCAACTTGATAAGGCAGTACAGGACACTATAGCACAATACGAGAAAAAATCGGAATGGTGCGGAGGTTTCCAGATTGCTTGTGAAAAGTACTATAAGCGTATAGCTATAGTTAACGGTGAAACACTGGAGGTTATTAGGCTAATATATCCAGCAAGAAAGGAGGGAAAATGAAAATACACATATCAGAACTTTCCAGCATTAAAATGAGTGTAAATCCTCCAAAGGAGGTTGAGAGAGCTGGATTTAGAGTTATCCATAACGGAGTTGTAAAGTGTTGGGTTGGAATAGGATGGGTAACAGAGGAAAAAGCAAAACCAGAAGATTATAAAACCATACCAGAAGTAATAGAATGAGATATGACGGACTATAATTTATACATGATCATGGATGCTATTACCTGTGAAAAGGTAAAATCAGCATTACATATAGCTCACGAAATGGCAAAAGAAAGCTATCCTCATTTAGTTGATGAGATTGATTTTGCTATCAGTAGAATGGTTGATAATACTGAAACATTTGTCGGATCACATAACAAACCAAAAACAAAGAAAGCATACAAGAAAGGAGGTGAAAAATGAATACATACGTTTTTGCTGCTTTTGATGCAGATGGTATCAGGATCGGAGAAACACAGCTTAATGATGATGCCTTGCCAGGACACCTTAACACATGTATGAGTGTTCTATGTAGAAATAGCAAAGCGAAAACATACAGGATGGTTACAGAAAAAGGATCATTGCTTGATCCTTTGCCTGTAAATCCAGAGAGATACCTATCACATGAGTTCAGGAACATTCTAACACAGTGTGATAACGCCTGGTTCGGTGCTGTTATAAACCTACAGACAGGGCAAAAAGTAAAGCTCACAGGTTTTGGTGATAGCATATTTGATAAAAGCTATCATTTTACAGCCTATCACAATTCAGAATACCTTTTACTAAAAAGTAAGGATCTTGTAAATGCAAAGGTGATAGAAAAAGGATATGATTACAAATACTAAAACATAATAATATGGCAACACTGATAAAAGCAGACGGTACAATAGAAGAAATTAAGCCTAAAAACGGAACTGATTTCCAACTGGAGGAACTTCAAAAATACGTTGACGGTAACATTGAGATAATTGATCTCAGAAATGGCGAGATCCTGGTAGCAAATGAAGATGGAAAGGATCGTTACGAGACAAACAGAGTAGCCACACAGTTAGCACACGATAATAGAGCCTTATTCGGATGGGATTGGATTGATGGCGATGTTGTTCACTGCAAAACAGAAGAAGTAAAATAGAAAGGAGGATTCAATGCTAAAGTTATCAAACGAATTAAGAGACGAAATACATGCCATTGCCGTTGAACACGGCTGGCATGAAACAAAGCAACCCAGTTCACACTGGCTATGCCTGGTTATATCAGAACTTATGGAGGCTGTAGAAGCTGATAGGACTAATTTCAGAACAGATCTATCAATCATTCCATACTTTACAGTTGAAAGGTATAAAGAGAAAGGAAACATGGATCTGTTTAAGTATCACTTTGAACAGTATGTAAAGAACAGGGTAGAAGATGAGCTTGCTGATGCTGTTATACGCCTACTTGATTTTGCTGGAGAAACAGGTACGGATATAGACCTTATGGCAAACCTATTACAGCAACATGAGCGTTATATTGCTACAGCAGACACACGCTTTACAGGTTTCATATTTGCCCTGTGTGGTATATTGACAAACAATGAGAGAAACATTGATTGGGTGATCCGAAACTCACTTCAAAGAATAGATTATATCTGTAGGAGCCTTGGAATAGACCTCAATCCATTTATAAGACTTAAGATAGAGTATAACAGGTTAAGACCATACAAGCATGGGAAAAAAGAGTACTAAACGAAAAAGAAAGCCATATAGACATAGTTTGTATGACGTTATGAGAGAGAATAAAGACCTTGGTAGATACATAAATCCACTTGGTAAATTATCTAAATATGCACTTCCGTTTTAATACTGGATATTATGAAAACAACAGTACATTTCACACTTGGGGAAAACGCTGGCGATCTACTTGTAAGCATAGCAAGAGAACACTTGATATATTCTCTGAACCCACAAAAAGCACTTGAAACTATAAAAGGCAGCCTTATAGGTTGCCCAGATAATATTGCACTTGATATTCTAATTGGTAGGACTATCCTTGAAACTTCTGATGATCGTGTTTCTTTTAATGCAATACAGTACACTCCAGACATGAAAGATAAACATGAGCCACTGGATATAGAAGCATGGGCTGAAAGAACACTGTTATCCATGAAAGAAGATGCTAACAAATGGGATCGGGTTATACTTGAACTACGAAACTCAGTAATTAAGAATGATGGAAAATTTGACATAACAGTAAAGTATAACGATCTTATAAGAGCTATTTATGATGGGGACACCAGCAGCCTTTTTGACAATTCCGAAATAAGCGATACAATACAGAGTATAAAATACACCATTATTGGCATAAGGGATTTCATATCAAAATGTTTCAAGAAAATAGAAGTTATCAAATGGCTGTACAACTATTATCCAGGAGAAATACCAGACGGTTTCACTGTTATGCCTACAGAGGTGAAAGGGCTTAACTTAAGGCTAACAGACCTGATGCTAAAAGATGGTGAAGTTGAAAGATACATAAGCCAGAACAGATACATGGATGATCTTGTGACAAAGTATATTAAGAATGAAAGGGAAATAGATAAGATCATATCAAAAGGAATACAGCCTGTAGATATAACCATGAACTATAGTGCTGGATGGTTGGCACCTAACGGAGATTATTATGCTCTGAATGGTGATATAGCAAACATGTTACATAATCAAATAGCTACAGCATTATGGGATGCAAGAGTTATACCACACGAAAAAAGATACAGGAACAATCCTGATGGCTGGCTTTCAAGAAATGGATGGGTAAGAATACACGGAGATCATATTTTGTATGACGGATATATGCAAAGTCTCTATAAAATGCCACTTATCAGGATCACTGATGAACAGCGTAAAAAGATTGCACTATATGGAAAGTATTGCCATAATGGTGTACTTAGGTTTGGGCTTAGATACGTTCCTGTATCAGTAGCTAAATTTGAAATGATGGATAGTATTATGGTTGGAAAAATATTTGATCTTGGATAATATGGGAAAGAATTGCTTAAAATCGAAATATGAGAAAATGGCAGCTTCGATGGAGACTGCAAACATATATGATGGCAGAGGGACATTTGACGTGTACAAATGCAACAGGTGTGGTTTCTCTTTTGTAACAACATACAAAGACAAAGGAGTTACACCATACACGACAACATGTAAAAAATGTTGTGTGGGAACAATGTTTCACACAGAAACGCTTTCATTTTGTCCTCCAGATACAGATGTTATCAACTGGGTAAGACCTACATTCAACCAGTTCAAGAAAATGCAACCAGGAGTACAAGAGCACGTTTTGAACGGAGGTTTGATAATGGAAAGAGAACCTGAAATTCCAAAAGAAGATCCGTTTTTCCCTATCCAGTTGATCGTGGATAAGATACCAGCCAAAGAAAGTATAAGAATTGCGTACATTCCAATAGTAATATCAAACGCAGCACTACATTACACAGGTAAGATAGCTGATTTTTGCGCTAAAAACCGAATGCCATTCATTAAAGAGGTTAGAACTATCAGGAATGAATCTAAGGCTTTTGTAGAACAGGCTACAGGATCGGTAAGCCATGACACATACAATCAGCTCAAAAAGCAGACAGATGAGTTTTTCTACTCAACCAAAGCAAATCTGTACACTTTGTATTTCACTGTAAGAAATGAGTTCCTAAAGAGGTTTCCTAACCTGGATAACGAATATGATCTTTACACAGACGTGTATATAGCTCATTCTCTTTTCAGGTATGTTAGGGACTTCCAGGATAAAGCAGAAAAGCACATGAGTGAGGTATGTGGTGTGACTATAAAAACAGATCCTGATCCACACATTATGAAGATCTGGAAATGCCTGGATATAATAACAGACGGTTATACACTTGGTAAATCTGAAATAATTGAACTTGCATTGAAAGTAATATCAAACAAAATAGATGAACATGTATTTTCTGACATTGAAATAACGGAGGACTAAAACATGAGAAAGTTGATGGCTATATGGCAGATCTTATTTTCCGACAAATGGGCTGTTTTTACTTTTGAAGAAGCAGCACCAGATCCTACATGGCTAAAAGTTCCTAACTTCTTCTGGAACATATCACACAAAGACAAAGTTTTCTTCTGGTACATAAAAGAACGGTTAAGACATATTGAGGAAAACATAGAAACTTATTCATTGGATGATTTAATAAGGAGGAAATAATGAGATACGCTTTGAGAAAGCAGGACAAGATAGCATCTGTTTACAGCGAATCATACCTGAAAGATCATATCATTAAAAGCCTGAATCATTATTTCAGCGTTACGGATGATTATGAGATAACAGGACAAATTGAAACAGGAGAAACATATACTTGCAACGGATCCGAGATTGAATACCCTGTTTTGAGAATAAATGATGTTTCTGATGTGGATAGTATGCTGGAGTTCGCTATTGTAGGGCAGCAGTATGATGTATTAAAATTGTCCTTTTTAGGACGCATGAAAGGGTAAGAATATGGATAAAGATAAATTCGTAAAAGCAATAGAGCTAAACAAGGAAATTGAAGAGTTTGAGACACATAAAAAAGCACTTGAAAGCTCAAATATACAATACGGTGGTGGATTGATATTTACATATAACAGTATGCACAATGACGTGCCATTAAAGAAAGAAATATTCGGTGAGAATTTCTTCAAAAACTACATGACAGCACTGGATAATAAGATAGAAACACTTAAAAAAGAGTTTGAGGAACTATGAGTATGAGACGATCAATAAACACCATACCGAAAGATGAGTATGATATATTACTCAGAAAGGCGTTTCACAGAATGGTAAAGAAGTTTCGCATATTATCTGACGAGGAAAATTCAAAGATGATCAAAGCAGATAACCAGGGAAACTATGAAAAAGCTGAGAAGCGTGATTTCAATTCACGTGCTTTATCACTTATGGCAAATATGTTTCACACGTACTATGACATAAGAACTGGAGAAAACGAAGATTAAATATATTTGTTTTATTAAATAAAATGTATTATTTTTGCGTTTGATAAACACACTTGATAATGAAACAACAAAGAAAGGTTATACATATTGAGCTGAACGAGCCTAAAGATGGGAAAAGACATTTCTATTTTGGGAGCGTTACAGCTATTTACGACACCCTGACAAAGGATGATATAGGGATCTCAAAAGAATCACTCTGGAACACCTTAAAAGATGGCGAGTACAAGAACAGGAAAGCAACCATAAGGAAAGGAGTGATCCTTTCCAAACAAACTTATAGAGGACGAAAGGAGGTATAGCAAATGGGAGATACTATAAAAGACCAATTAGACGAATTGGAAAAATCTGCTGATAATTTCGCTAATGAAATAGTAAATACATTCAAAGAAATGGAAGAATCAGATAAGGAGTTTCAAAAATCATTTGATAGTATTCTTACCTCTGTTTCATGTTATAATATCGGGATTGCCATTCAAAAGGAAATTAAATACTTATTGAGGTATGAAAAAACTACTTGGCTTTTCAAATGGTATTACAAAAAGAGATACAGGAAAGCCAGATATAACAGAATAAAAATAGAACGATTTTTCAAATACAATGTAAACTATGATAGGAGCAATAATAGGTGATATAGTTGGATCACGTTTTGAGTTCAACAACACAAATGATTATCATTTCAAGCTGTTCACGAAAGAAAACAGCTATACAGATGATACAATATGCACTGTAGCCATTGCGGATGCTATCAACACAGGAACAGGCTATAAAGATAAGATGGTAGAATGGTGTAGGAAATATCCTCATCCTATGGGATCATACGGAGGCGGTTTCTCACGTTGGATAGTATCAGAAAATCACGAGCCTTATAACAGTTTCGGCAACGGATCAGCCATGAGAGTTTCACCAGTAGCCTGGGCTTATGATGATCTTGATACAATCCTGAAAGAGGCAGAGAAAACGGCTGCAATAACACACAATCACCCAGAGGGTATAAAAGGAGCTTTAGCCATTGCACATGCCATACACTCACAAAAAAGAGGTTTTAAGCCTGGAGATCTGGAGGCTGTAGGCAACAGATACTATCCTGGATTTCTCCATGAAATATACACTCCTGGAGTATTCAATGAAACATGCCAGGGAACAGTACCTATATGCTTGAAGATAGTCCGTTACAGTACATCATTTGAGGATGCTATAAGGAGGGCTGTTTCATGGGGTGGAGATAGTGATACCATTGGTGCCATTGTCGGATCCATAGCAGAAGCAGCTTTTGGAGTTCCGCAAAGTATATACAGGAAAGTCTGGAATTACCTACCTGTTGAAATGCTGGAGGTTATTGGAGACTTCTACAGAAAATTAAACCTTAGAAGAAATGACGAAGAATGAAACAACATCAAACTTACTGAGTTGCTGTAAGTACTACAAAGGCAACGAAAGCGAACAGCCCAAAGATGGAGATCCGTTGATCTGCTGGAATACAGAAAAAGCCTGGATCAACAGAACTCTTGAAAACCATGAGGATGATATTTTTGGGCTTAACTCGTACATTGAGGCTGGTTTGCAAAACTTCCAGCAGTATGACGGTGTACCAATAACCCTAAAAGCCCTGTTATTTTCGTTCTACAGCAAGATCTCTGAACGGATAGATATAGAGGCTTTCAAAAGGTTTTACCTGGTAAATTACGCATAAAAAAGGGTGGCAGTTTCCTGTCACCTTTTTTTGTTATCTTTTGAACTTACAATAGAATCCAGAACTTTCTGTTACTATTTCAAGAATCTCTGTAGGTGCCTGAGCTATCACATCAACATCAATATACCACATTCCGTTTTTGTACTCAGCTTTAGTTATACGGAACTTTGTACCACGCTGTAAGATGATTTCATTTTCATTCAATGAAGTAGGCTTTTTCTTTCCGTCCCAGCCTCCATCATACTGACCATAGTTATTATATGGCTCAGCGTATGTTGCTTTTGTTCCCTTTGGTGCATAAATGTTATAAATAACATCTTTTGTCACTCCTGTTCCTGTAAACCTTGTACCCCTGTTTGATCCACACGATAGGAATGTTTCTACCTTTGTTTCCTTTCCAACCAAAGCAGACGGATCATTTACGAAGTCCCACAAGTTCAGCTTCCAGTCACTTCCAAAGATAGAACTGTTATCATCACGTTTTATCCAGGCATCATCACGCAAATGACAACGATCCAGGAACGAAGTCATAGCTTTGCAATCTTTTTCAAACTGTTCAATCCTACTTGTATAATAGTGATAGTAACCTTTTACAGCTCTCAATGGCTCTGTAATGTATGCAGATCCTACAGTGTACCTGTGCATGGCTGTTCTCTCATCAGCAGAAGCCAACGCCCAATCATCAACAGCAGAATCAAAGAAGTAATCATTTGCACTATGCTCATCCCTGAAATACTTTGCATCATCCTTTCTTTTCTTAGTGAAACACTCATCACCAAATGAAATATCTCCAGAACCATATTTCTTAGCAGCTCTCTTATTGGCAGCAGCTTCAAGAGATAATTTCTTTTGCTGAGCGTTATTGTAAGCCATCTGAGCAGCTTTAAGATCTCCATTAAGGGTAGCTTCCACAAGATCGTTATAAAAGCCCTTAAACTGGCTGGATTTCGTTTTCTGGTTGTAAGCCATAAGCTCAGACATGGAATCCTTAATAACTTTCCACGCTTTAGCCTCATTAACCTTAGCCAGTTCCTTAATATATGCTTGCTGTGATACCTCCCAGGTTTTTTCCCATACCTTACCAAAGTGGTTTTGAGCAAGCCATTGGATCTCATAATTCAGTTTCTTAGCCTTGTATTCAAGATCCGTTATGCTATCCCAGTCAGAAGCACCGAACTTATCAGCCCATGACTGGTATTTCTGTTTGACTGCATTAAACACGGCTTTGGTATCTTCATAGCCAAATTTCCTTGCCACAAACATAGGATCATCCAGAAGATCATAGGAATATATTTCCTTACCTATAGCCTTAAGTTTGTTCGCTTCTGCCATTATATCATCCAGGTTTGAACGCTTAAGAACATCAACCAGGGCAGACGTATCAACATCAGGAATACTACCCATAACATTGATAATGTTTTGCCCATAATGATATACAGCCTTTCTTTCCCACCATGCTTTTTTAATAGCCTCAACCTCCTGCTCTGTTCTGGCTGCGTGCCTTTCTTTTGCTATATCCTGAGCTGTTGGTTTTTCAAGTCCTACCAATCTCTTGTTATCCATCAGGAAATATGGTAAAGTTCCTTTTTCCTTTGCGTCCTGGATCCTGTCTTGATTATCACTCATCCATGTTTTGAACTCACCTGGTAGTTCCTTGACCTCATTATCACATTTTACATTCCCAGGATCTTCACCGTTCAAAATCTCATCAAGCATCTTATCCATATCGGTTTCCTTAGCAAGAACAGGAACCATATAACACCTACAGTTAGGGTGCCATCCAGTCCACTTGAAAGACTTTGGGTAAATGCCTTTGAGATCATCGCAAATATCGACACAAGGATGATTATTACTCAGCTTAATTTCTACACCTATGACAAATTCAAGCTGCTGCCATCTGGTATAGTCTGCTGTTCTGTATGCTATGTTTGTTTCAGTCCTGGCTAACCTCTGTGCATTCTTTGAAGATGATCTGTAAACACCCCTACCAGGCTTATAGTCCTTTGGGTTTGCGTCTATCCATTTGTAAGACTGGCTTTCTTTATCCCACGTCCTGCGCTTCCACTTTCTTCCATAGATAGGATTTCCGTTCTCATCTTCTCCGATCTTGATCCTGAATCTCCTGTAATATCTATCAGGCTCATTTAGATAGCCCTGTATTTTTGCTGCCAGGCTCTTTGCTGGAGTCCCCTCACCAATCGCAAGATCAAGTGTTTTTTCAAGTTCCTCTTTGAATTGCCCTGTATAGTTCCATACCTTTTGAGACAAGTTCATACCTCCATGCTGTGATACCCTGGAGAAAAATGCGTTCATTGCCTCCTGATTTCTCTGGAACAACTTTGCAAAGTGATTATCCTCTACAGAATTTTCACCGAATACACCTTTTACCAGCTCATCATTGCTTTTGTTTGAGAACTCCCATTCTTTTTCTACACCACCACGGATAGTTTGATACACTCGGCTGTACATATTCCTCAGAATAGGGGTTACTTCCTCACTATAGCCATATTCAGAGAATGAGAAAGGAACTCCATCAGAAAGCTCAGTACCTTTCACCAGGTTAATAATTTTGGTAAAACATTCCTGGTATATTTTACGAACCTCAAAAGCATATCCCTCAGTTCTGTTGAATAGCTCCTGCTGCTGCTTCTTATAGTCTATGTACTTTTTCTTTGCCATATTAGTCTTTCATTTCAAACTTATCACAATGATCCCTATCCAGGAACTTAGAAAATTTAGAGAACCTGCATCGGCACATAAAAGGCTTTCCATTAGCTCCTATCTCGTGTGGATCATAGCTATGCTTGCAGTCTCGGCAGTGATACTTCGGTTTTTCTTTTAATTGTTTCTTTGCCATAATATTACATTGCGCTTTTGAACTCTATTTTACTTCTTTCTTCATCAGTAAGTAAAGATAAAACAGCCTCCATTCTGGTATGGAAAATCTTAAATTCCCATTCGCCTTTGATCTCCTTACCTGTCAAACAGTCATTATCACTGTCAACCATCATATCGTATGTTATCGCTGGAGTGGATCTACTTCTCAGATCCGAAATGTGAATGGCTATAATACGGAACCGCTTAGGCTCATCGTTCTTGATAGCCCAACACTTATCTCCTACATCAAACTTTGTCCTTATTTCCATATCATTCAGCGTTACCGAAAACGTCCATCTTGTTCATTTCCATTTGTCTCTCCATGGCAGCAGCTTCTTCCGCTTTCAGCCTTTCAATTTCTGTTTTAGCGTCCTTGACCAGGTATGACAATTCAATATAAGTTTCCCTACTCAATGCACCATCATTAAACTGTTTAGACAAGTCAGCAAGCATTTCAGATACATCATCACCAAATGGCTCCTGGAATGAATGACTTACTACGAGTGCATCATGTTCTGCCTTGTGTGCATAATCAAGTACATTAGCCATAATTGCTTTCATAAGCGAAGCATGTCTGTTCATGTAATCATCATGCTTTTCCTTATGCTTGTCTGCCTTGATAACAGCCAACAGCATAACCTTTCTGATAGCCTTTGCAGAAAGGTTTCCAAGGCTTTTCATGTTGTCAAAATCAATGTTTGGAGTGAAAGACTTTGATAGAATATGCTTATCCAGTCGTTCAAATTGGTTTGTTTTACTCTGGCTCGCCTGATCCCATGTCAGATACTTAACCTCACCGCCATTCTTAAGGATAAACAGCTTTGCTTCTTCCTCTGCTTTAGGCAGACTGTTAAGAATCTCAGCAGTGGCTACCATGGCTGGATTTGCAAAGCGATCGTTCACGTCTGCATCAACGCTTTCCATCATTTCCACCCTGTCTATCATAGGTTGAACATCAGCAGCCTCTGGATCCTGTTCAAACAGCAAAACAGGGATCTTACCTATAGGGTTAGCTATTGTCACAACTTCCCAGCCAACCTTTCCACGTTTAGCCCTGTAAATCGTATCTTTGGTATATATGTCAACATGGTAAACAGTATTCCCACCAACCTCAGTAAGATAATAGCCCCAGGCAAATGAAGTCAGCCTCTTATACTGATCCTTGACGGTATAAATATCATCACCGTTCTTTTTACTCAATGGAGTAAGGATCAAATGAGGCTTATTATCATCGCCCTTGTAAACATGGTATAGAATAGCAGATACCCCCTCAGCTCCAGCAGTTCTTTTAGCTTCCCTTACTGTAGCATTGAACCTGGTTTCATCCATAAGTTTATTGAAGTACTCAAATGAGTAATCTGTATTCTCGCTTACTTGCGTCCACTTAACAGGTCTGCCATACAGAAAAACAAGAGAAATTTCGTTAATGAATTTAGGGTACGGAATAGGAATCTTATTTCTCTTACTCCATCTTAAGAAATTTCCATTCTTATCATATACGGCTCTATCTTCACGATCCATTACATTATGTGTGAATGTCTCGTAAACTCTCAGGTTTCTGCTGGCTACACCCTCCCAGCACCTCATCATTGACAAAGCCCTGGTTACATCTTTGGATGCCAACAGCTCAGTAAATCCCTGCTGATAACTTATAGCAGCTTTTACCTCGTTCTTAATTACATTTATAAGTCCCATTGCTGTAAATATTAGTTTATAATCCTAATCTTCTTTCTATATCATCTGGTATCTCATACTCATTATAATCAAACCAGGATCTCATCAAGAAAAGATCCCTCCAGTCTGGTGAGCATCCTATTTCTGATTTTATTTCCTCTTTTGGTTTTATCTTTAGAGTTCCATCATCATCAACTTTCCATGTTTGCAGTTGTTCAAGCTGTCTGATTATATCCTCACGTTCAGCACCACTTACAAGATCCTCATCAATACCAACATCAGAACCGTTTATATGCTCAGCCAGTTTGTAACCACACTGAGCTTGTAAGTTCTGGTAGTTTTCACCGTTGAATGGAGTGGAATTATTCACAAATCCTTTTATATCGCAATTATCAACAACACCACCGCCAACACCATCCTCATCCACAATACACCTGTAGTTAGGAATACGGTATTTCTTTTGTCTGTATCTTATCCAGTCCTGGATCTCGGTTAGCTTGCTTTTGGGGAAACCTATAACCTCAACTATGTGCCAACCGTCCCAAACTGCTAACCTGGCATAGTCAGCTCCGAAACGTGCAATATCTCCAGTTATATAGTGTATGCCTGTTCTCTTTGATATTTTGTTTCCGAATATCTCACAGATAGCATCATGTGAACATAAAGCATTAGGGTTATCATCATACTCCCAGTTTCCTTTCAGAAGTCGTTCCCTCTTTACCTTATCTTTCGTTGTCCTCAATCCCTCTATATAATCAGGATCAATGAAAGGATTTTCCTGTACAAGACACGCCAGGTATGACATGTAACCTGGTAAATTTTTAGCCATTGACGGCTTATAGAATGTATCATACATCCAGTTCTTTTTAGGGTTACATGTGATAAACAGCTTTCTCTTTAGGCTTAATTCTGCGTTTAGGTGCCTACCAATACGAGTTTTAAGAGTATCATAAGCTCCAAAGTTAACCTCTCCACCTTCTTCAATCCATCCACCAGTGTACTCAATAGATCCGTATCTCTCATACAGTGGATCGCCTGGCTTAAACTGTAGATCCAACAAGTCAATCCTGGAACCATTATAAAACTCAATGAAATTATATTGACCGTTATACTTATACAGAGTATCATCAACTCCGTACTGTGAACAAACCTTGTAAAATGTGATCAGTGTTGACTGTGTAATTCTTTTCAGCTCAGCACGTCCGATAAACCATTTGGTACCAGCATACGCCAGACACATAAAAAGAAGCCAGGCAGCACCAGTCCAAGACTTAGCACCACCAGCAGCACCGCCATACAGAAACTCTGAATGTTCGTTATCTGTTAGGATCTTTAATGCCTGCTCTTGCTTTTCATGTTTCTTTCCATCCTTGCATGTTATGAAGTCAAAGCAACCACGTTTGAACAGTTCAACCTTGACTGCAACGTGCATAGGAACAGATGATACCTTACTTTTTGCCATTTCCGTTGAGTTTATCCAGAAGTGCATTATACTGTATCAGTTCCTCCGTTGTGAGTGCTGATAGATCTACACTGTTATTTGTCACCTGAGCATTAACCTCACTCTCTATAGTCAAAGAGGCTTTTCCGAATATACGATCAAAGATCATTTCAACAGTTGAAGTTCTACCATACCTCATATCTGTGTTTAATGCTGACACGATATTTAGCAACCAAAGAGGCGTTTCCTTATTTGCTTTACCATCAGCACCCTTAACGATCTTTTCCAGGTCTGCTGGGGTTTGCTCCATTACCCAGCGTATAATATTGAAATAGTCCTCCTGCTCCAGCTCATAGCCTACACTTTTACCTGTTATTGCTTTGAGTTTCTTGTACAAGGATGGCTTCCTGCCTCTGTTGCGAGGCTGGTTTTCGCTGGTAAATCTGTTACCTGTTTTATTTCCTTTTTCAAATCTTGCCATCCGTTGTTTTCCCGTTGTTTGTTATATGTGTTCAATAAACACACTTATGAAACAAAGAAAATCAGGCATTAAGAAAAACACCTGATTCCCTCTTTAATTATCACTCAGAAACCGCCTGTGATTTATACTTACCATAGAACCACTTGATAAGATCATCACCCATTTCATCATAAGCGTCCAGCTCATCCAGAAGTGCTTCCGCTTTGTCAATAACTCCAGTAAGCAAAACCTGTTGTTCCTCTGTTGCTGTACTGATTTCGATTTCTCCGTTAATTTGCTGTTCGATCACTTTAATCTCATCA